CGGCGCGGAGGCGGAGGCGGTGGTAGCAGTTACACTAGCACCAACAACGGAGATGGCGGCGCGGGCGGCTCTGGCCTCGTGATTATCCGCTGGGGCTATTAATTTGACGGGAGGAATACACCATGAGCAAACTTGCAATTATCGCCCTCGATGAGGGCAGCATGACCGCCGGGACGGTCTGCAACATCATTGAGATCGCGTCGGACACAGCGATAGGTATCACCCTGCCGCTGGAACAGCTCTCTTGGGACTGCGGGCAGTACCCGGTGGCAATCGGCGACCGCTGGGAGGATGGGGTGTTTTCACGTGATGGTGGTCCGCTGGTGCCAGTGCCGACCGACGCGGAGAAGATCGCGGAGCTGGAAGCGCAGATGGCCGCCCTGCTGGGCGTTGAGACGGAGGTGCAAGCATGACAAACATTGATCTGATGCGGCAGCTCCGCAAGGCCATGATGGCGTTCGCGGCGACGGCGGGCGACGAACAGGCGGCAGCTTTCCCGAGCCTTTTCCCGGCATGGAGCGCGGCCGGGGTTGCCTATGCGGCCGGGGACCGGGTGCAGTACGGCGACCTGCTGTATAAGTGCCTGACGGCGCACACCTCACAGGAGAGCTGGACGCCGCCCGCGGCGCCGAGCCTGTGGGTGCGCATCGATGATCCGGCGGTTGAATGGCCGGAGTGGAGACAGCCGCAGGGCAGCACAGACGCCTACGCAATGGGTGCGAAGGTATCCCATAACGGAAAGCACTGGATCAGCACCGCCGACGCCAACGTGTGGGAGCCGGGGGTTTACGGCTGGGAGGAGGCTGTTTGATGTACGTTGACGCATCCGCCATTGTCACAGCGGGGGCGGTTTTGGCCGCAGTGATCGCGTTCCTTTCCAATTACAACAAAGCCCACAAGTGGATATTGAAGCAGGAGCAGCAGGACAGCGACATTGCGGCGATCAAGGAGGAGCAGACCCTGATGACCTACGGGCTTTTGGCCTGTCTCAAAGGGCTGAAAGAGCAGGGCTGCAACGGCCCTGTGACCGACGCAATCAACAGAATTGAGAAGCACATGAACCGAAAGGCACACGAATAAGTGATCATCTTCATAAAGTCACGAAAGTGATAAGGAGGAATAGTTATGGTTGCGGAATTTATCAACACCTACGGCGTGACGATCCTGTACGCGGTATTGACCGGCGTGTTTGGCTGGATTGGTCTCCAGATCAAGAGACTGGCCGAGAAATACATCAACACCAAGGAAAAGCAGGCGGTCTGCAAGACCGTCGTGGCGGCGGTCAATCAGCTCTACTATGAGCTGGACGGACCTGCGAAACTGCAAAAAGCCATTGTATCAGCCTCGGAGATGCTGGCGGCGAAGGGCATCACCGTCACAGATTTGGAACTGCGGATGCTGCTGGAAGCCGCTGTCAACGCGGCGAAGGGAGAAGGAAATGCAAAGATTGCGGATGCCATTTAAGCGGCAGATGATGCTCTGCGGATACAAAAATCCCCGGTACCGGGCGTACTGGGGGTACTCGCATTACGGCGTGGATATCTCCACCATCCAGGGCAAGGCCGGGGATGATCATAATGTCTACGCCTCGGGCGACGGGACGGTATATGCCGCGGGTTGGGATAATTCCGGCGGCAACATCGTCGTGATCATCTATCCCGCCTGCCTCAATCACAAAACCGGCGAGGTCTATGACCTTGTGGCGCGGTACATGCACCTGCAATCAATTTTTGTGGTCAAGGGGCAGACCGTCAAAGCGGGGGACAAGCTCGGTGTGGAGGGAAACACCAAAACGGGGGACTACCACCTGCATCTGGAGTTTGAGACCGACACCAAATGGCCGATGTACTCGCCGCAGGTCTCGGCGCGCGACGATTGGATGGACGCGTCGCAGGGGAACCTCCTGCGCAAGGGCGTGACTGACTGTACCGTCAATCCGTCGTTTGTGCTGCACCGGGGGGCTGGTCAGGCGACTGTCAGGCCCACCTATAACCCCGCGTGGCTCAATGCGGAGGATTTTATCATCCCCACTAAGGGTTAGGGGTAAAGGGAAAGGCGGGAGCTGATACCCCCGCCTTTGTGTTATGTAGCCTTATTTGTTCCAAATAGATATCCAGTTGTGGTAAGCGCCAGTAATTTGAAAAATTCAAACGCGTCTTTGTGCAACCCGGACATTGGCGGTTTGAAGTCCAACATCACCATAACACAGACACCCGCTATGCTAGCTAAGACAAATGTTTTAGCGGTTAGGTGCTTCCAGAGATTAAAATTCCTATCCCAGTCTTTATCATTCAGCGAGGACAAACCAACCAAGCTGCCATTACTAATTGGCACATCCTCTTCGCAAATTATCTCAGGAATAGCCCGCTTTTGCTTGTTCGCTTCTGGTAAATCCTCAACACACTCTATCATTCATCATGTCCTCTTTTGAAATAATAGGATCGTGCCTTTGATATGCGCTATACCAACCCGAGCCGGGTTTATGGGTTATTTTAGATAATTCGATTCCAGTGTATCCTTTATATTTCGTCCATACATCATTTATAGATTGGGCTAACTCGGGGAAGGAATCCTCATCAACCATCAAAGACTTGCCTTGCGCATCTTTCGCATATTTTGTGATTGCCTTAGCTCCAAACGATTTGAATTCCATATAGACGCTTTCTAAAACAGGACCATATTGCCAAACGGAAAATGGCTCGGTGATCAAGGGCTTTTCGTACTTTTGAAGATATTCACGACACAAAAAATACAACAGCTTTTGTAATTTCATGGGCGTGATCTCATATCCGTCCCTCAAGGATTTATTGAGAAAATTGTTGCACAACAATAGCGGGGAAATTGTCATGGCTATCTCTCCTTTCCTTTTGGCTTGACCTTTTCCATTTAAATAATAACACGTTTTTAAAAGATTACCATAGAAAATGGAAATTTTTATCCTAAAATTTGCAAATAATCGCTTAAAGCACATGGTCTCGCCCGCCTTGTCCGAACGTATGTTCTATAAGCAGAATACCATTTCATCGTATGCATTTCAATTGGTAATGTATATAGAATTGCCACAAATTAAATGCTTAATTCATCAATTACAAAATAGGCCCGCTCCCATCAGCGGCGCGGGCTGGGTCGATCTGAAACGGGCCGAACGGGTCTAAGGGAAAAGCGTGGGCTTCGGCTCCCGCTTTTTTCATGTTTTAGATAACCCACTTTTTAACCCACTTTTATTTTTGTGAGCAAAAAAATCCTTGTTTTCAGACGGATTAATATCTTAAATTTTCGCATGAAATCCGCAAAATAACCCACTGTTTTTGGCTTAAACAAGCTAAAATCAGGGTTCGAATCCTAGTTCGGCAACCATCAAGGACTGAAGCGGAACGCAATAGCGTCTCGTGTCGGTCCTTTTTCTTTTGGCTTTGCAATGCGGAAAATTGAACATATATCCAAAAGGAAAACCGCCCGGATAGGGGAACCTCCGAACGGCGTGCTGCGGAAAATAACCCACTTTATAACCCACTCCCCAAAATCCCGAGGAAAACTTCTTCGACGGCGGAACCCGTTCTCTCCTTGTCGCCGCTGTAGCTGTGGCCATAAATCCCGAAGGTATCCATGTTCTTAGAGTGGCCGACAAGCTCTTTTACTTGGGCTTCGGGCAGGCTTTTGACAGCGCTGACAAAGGTATGCCGCAGTTCGTAGGGGGCAATCGCCTTAATGTCATTGACGGAACAAAAACGTTGTAGGCGCGACCAATAGTTTGCCGTAGAAGAGATCGGAAAGACCCTGTCTCCCGGTAAGAACAAGGCTCGCTGCTGGCGCAGAATCTTGGCCGTAACCTTATTTAGAGCAAAACTGCGGATGGCATTTTCGTTCTTGCCGCTGGTAATTTCATTATAACGATTGATGGCTCTCTTGATATAAATTATGTCGTTTTTTAGATCTATATCGGCCCACGTAAGCCCGCGCAGCTCTCCCGGCCTTAATCCTGTTGCTGTCTGAAAACGGTAGGCGTAGATATAGTCATCAAAAACCCGTTTTTTATAGAGTATGGTTTGGTCCAGCGTAAACAACCGTTTGAGATCATCAGGCTGCAATACATCCTTTTCCTTGCTTCGCGCTCCCTTTGGCACCGTAACATCCTCGGGATTGTATGTTGTAATTCGTGAGCGCCGACAGTACCGGAGGAACGACTTAATATCAGCAAGAATATTTGAGATCGACTTTTTTGCCAAGCCCTGCTTTAAGGCTTCATTCAGAATATCAAGCAGGTTCTGGTCAGTGAGAGAGCTGATTTTTTTGTGGCCGATGCGTGGAATAACCCACTTTTCAAAACGGTATTCAATGGCCTCGTAATTTCCTCGGCCGGTAGTATCTTTTTTCTCCTGAATCCACAATGGATAGATATCTCTGACTTTGGCGTTTGGATTTGTAACTCCTTCATCGAGCCACGCATCGGCCTTTGCATTTGCTTCCCGCTGGCCCGTTCTTCCCGGCGTGGAGCTGGTGAAGGTTCGGCGCTTCCCGTCCTTTTGGACTTTGATCTGCCAGCGCTTGTAATCTTCAAGCCAGACCGCTGTATTTGTTCTTCTGTCCATAATAAAACCTCCTCAAGGCAATGCTTGCGCCAGCCCTGCGAAGGTGATATAATATCCTTGCAAGGTGGCTTTTCGCGTTTGCTGCCTGTGTGTCCCGTCTCCTGTTGGCGCAGGGGGCGGGATTTTTTATTTTATTGGTGCTTCTGCTTTGCCGGAAAGAAGATTAGAAAGGAGATCTGTCAAATTTTGGGCACAGTCGAGAGACATAATTAGTTGTGCTACAGGAAGTGATACCGTTTCGACATCTTGCTCGGTTGGCTGCAAAAAAGCATCAACAGGAGGAACGTTTTGGAAAAAATTGATCAGCACTTCGTTTTTGCCAGTATTCATGGAGATGGAAAATTGATTAGTATACGCCTGCATATGCGCATCCTCCTTGATTAGAAGTTCTTGAGACGTATTTGCTACTAGGAGCATTACAAAATGTTCTTATTTGGCGTTGTTCTTGGGGTATTTCAGATAATGCATCTGGAACAAATGCCAGTTTGCAGCCGCAAATAGTGCATATTTGCAGCAATGATTTAACAGACAGGTTTTCATCACCGTTTTCCCATTTTGAAACAAGAGACTGAGAAATTCCATATTTTGTAGCAAATTCAGTTTGCGTCAACCCCAAAGACATCCGATAGCGATGCAAAGTGGATGCGGCCAACGCCCTTAGAGCAATCTCTTTCTTTTGCCTAGCTGAAATTTCAGAAAAAAGGGTATGATTTTCTTGCGCATTTTCAATCATTTCATCAAGTGTCACACTGCATTCCCCTCTCGTAAAAGTTTCAATATTTTACCTTTTGCGCGTTCGATTGCTCGGTCGTAATCTGATTTGCTTTTTTCTAAAAAGCAGTTAAGCAAAATGAACGCTTCCTGCTTTTTGTTATGACAGAAAAAAAGTACCCTAGGATTCATCGTCTTGCTTTTATGGCGGATGGAGTAAATAGTATATCCAGATACATCTTGGTGGAGATCTTCAAAGCGTTCGCAGAAGCTTAGCACCTTTAGGCCCTCTGCGTCAAGTTGCTGTAAATTAAATAACAGTTTGTTTTGGTAACGGCTAAAAACGAATGGGTTTTTCCCGAACAGGGCGCGATACTCCTTTTCGAAAGAATCAACTTGAAAAACTCTATTACAGTTTTCCACTTTTTCTAAATTTATATGCACCGTCCTGTCTTTATAATATTACAGTTTTTGAATAATTGCAACTGATCCTAAAATTTTCTCTACTTCCAAATATCCACTTCGCACCGCCTCGTCCTCGGCCTCTTGGGCACCGGGGCCAGAATGCGCGGGCAATGCGGGTCGTCCTTCGGCTGGTTCCTCGGCGGCGGGAATACCTCATCCCCCGGCTGAACCTCGTCCCAGAGGATCAGATATCCGCGCCGCACAAAGCCCCAGCGGGGCGCTGTGGGCTTGCGCTGCTGCGGGGTGGGTTCCGGGATAGATGGGGCGGGAGCGG